TATACAACTGCATCTCTCAGTCCCGTCAAAGTATCACGAGAGCCACCAATTACATTTGGCGCAGTTCCTTTTAATCCTACTAAATTTTTTGCTTCTTCAAACTGTTGTTTTATGTAGTCAATTGATTGAGCAAGATTTTTTTGTGTTTCAACTTCTTTAATTGCAGTATCTTGCAAATTCTTTGGTATGCTTTGCAATACTTTGGGGATGCCTGTTCCACCTGGTACTTCTTCTACTTCCCCAGTTATTGGATTTGCATAGGTTGCTTGTCCTGCATTTAAGGCATCATTTATTGCTTTAGCTTTTGTAGCTTGTTGCTCAATTGGTATTTTTGCTTGAATAACAGCAATTTCCCCAGCAGCTTTTCCTAGTGCTTTTTGTTCTTCTTCAGCTTTAATTTGTTGCAAATTTAACTTTTGTGCCATGAGTGCATTTTGCAATGCTGACAGTCTTGGCTCTTGCGCTACTATTGCTGTGCGCTGAGCTTCCGTTGCTGTAGGATTTAAATATTGAGACTGTAATCCTGCAATGCGCGCGTTTGTTTCTTGCGCGTCTTGTCTTGCAAAATATCCAAGCAGTCCAGATAAAAGTCCAGCACCAGCAACGGCTGCAAAGTTACCACCGACAGAACCGTATGGATTTACGAGCATCGGCATTGATTGCGCTAGCGCACTAGCACCTATCCCGTAAGGATTATCGATTGGTCTGTCGTATGCCCCCGTAAGTGCTGTGAGTAATTCTTGCGCCATTTTTTTACCTTGTAAGTCCTGCGGTTATTCCAGCTCCTATCCCTTGAGCAATTCCGCTTACTGCAGCGTTCCCATAGTTAGGTTTAACTTGTTGCCCTTGTTGTGCACCAATGATTGCAAGTTGGTCGTATAGAGAAGGCCCTCCACCGCCGCCGCCTTTTTGATTTGCCGCTGCAAATCGTAACTTTTCCATATCCCAACCATGCGCGCGCGCTGCTTCTTCCGATGCAAATCTTTGCGCTTCAAGTTGTGAAAGGTAGCTTCCTTGCTGTCCGTAGAACGGTGAATATGCACCCATCGCTTCGTACGGCATCCGATAAGTCTGTGCGGCTTGATTGTAGCCTTGTTGCTGAGCGCCAAGACCTTGACCAAATGCAGAATTCATTGCGCTTTGTCTTGCCTGATTTTGCGATTCTTGCATTTGAGAATATAGCGTCTTGTATGCTTCGCTGTTTGGATCTAGTCCTCGCTCGGCTGCTAGTTGATTAAAATCTGCTTCTTGTCTTTGAAACTGTGGCTGCATTGAACGATTAAATTCATTCATGACAGCATCGTATGCGCCGCGTTGAGTATCTGCGAAAGAACCAGGAGTAAAAGCACCTTGTTGTTGAGCGTATCCAAATTGCTGCCCTAGTCCCTGCATACTTTGATTACCAGTATTAAACCAGTTTTGCTGCATAGTTTGTTGCGGCCTTGGTGTTGGTGTTGTTTTTTTATCTTTTGGCGATGTTGTTAGCGCGCTTTTTTGTCCAGGATTCCACGAGACAATATTTCCTTTTGTATCTCTATATTTACCAGGAGAAACACGAACGCCAGGAGTTTTTGAGTTATTATTTTTTGCCATTACACTTGTCCGCCTAAATCAAATCTTACTTCAAAACCATAGAGCTCTAAAGGAGCATCCTTGACCGAGCCAGTAAATCGCAACGCTGCACAATGTCCCTGTCCTTTTGTCGCGTAACGGTCATATATATATGAAACATCACTTGACCAAGGCGAGCCCCAAGCCGAGCCCCAAGGGGTATAAATTCCTGCAGTTGATACTAGAGTATCAAGGTTTGCTGTTCGTTTGAAGTCGGTATCAAAACCTAAATTTAAAGAAATTCCGCGCTGCGTTCTCATCAAAGGTCTAACATCTTTAAAAGCTTTGTAATTACCTCTTGAGCCAAAAAAGTTAAAAGGTAGTCGCCCGCTTATTGTGATAGCGTTTCCGCGGTCGTTGTATCCAGTATCCCCAAGATAAGCCGCGCCAGTTTTTGAACCAAAATAGAGCGACTCATCCGCAACCGCTATTGAGCAGGAATCATTGGCCGAAAAGAGGTTAAAAACAGACCAGCCCTTATTATCCATCGAATAGACAAGCAAAAACGTGCTATCCCCTGCGGTTGGTACTGTTATATACACTTTTCTACCTGCAGCATGATAAATACCGCGCCAGAGATGAGAGAAAGGAATAATTGCAGAGTACTGAGCAAATATTGGGTTTATATTGCGCCCAACCGTGTCGAGTGCCGCTTCGGTATCTGAAGCAAAGAGCGCGGATAATGGTATGATACCTTGACGAGTTAAAATCCAAACATCGTTATTTACTCTAATAAAAGCTTGAAAGCCAAGAGGCTTTCCAATTAAGTAGCGAGCAACCAGCGTCCAGGCTGTATCCGCAGGAGAGCTCCCAGAATATAAAAGCAATTCACCCTCAGAGCTGCAAGCAAAAAACAGGTCTTGGCTCGTTTGTGCTGTCTGATTTGTATAACTACCAGCAAAAAGCAAGTAGCCACCTTGTTTCATAAAATACTGCAAATTGTATGCAGTAAGCGCCGAGGCACCGACTGCGCTTGTGTTGCCGTACCAAAATTTTAACGTATTTTTTTCGACGAAATAAATGCGCTCTTTGTAACTAGAAACGTTGATTAAGTTTGAAAGTGTCGGACCTGTAAAAGTTGAGTTTACCGTAGACGTGCCATCATAAACTTGAACAGTATCGGTACCGTTACAAATGTATAAATTTTGTCCAAAAGTGTCGCAGTTTGTGACTGCATTAGTAAGAGAAGTTCCGCCAGTAATATTTGTTGCAGTGCCGCTAGTAAAGCGCCAGATTTTAGCACCAGCGGTTCCAATGAGGTTTGTCGTACCATTTGAAAGCGCTTGAGGTACTAGTGTTTGAATTTGTAATCCTTCACCTGTTGAAGCATAAGACGTATAACCACGGCGCATTGAAACTGAGTTTTTTTGAAACGTCAGGTTCGATAGTTCCAGCGCCAACCGTGGGTTCATGTCATCAATAGGGTCTACTAATGACAGGCCAGCCGTAGGCGCTGGAATTGTTACGCCTTGAAGATTAGCCATTATCTTTTATAGCCTATACCTTGAAATGCTGCAGGCGTTGGCATTGGTTGTTGATTACCGCCTGAAACTTGCCCCCAATTGTATCCACCGCGCGGCATTGGCATCGGCTGCTGTGGAGATTGGAAACTTGGGAAGTTACTTTGTCCAGGGTTCCAGCGAGTAATTTGTCCCGACTGTGTGCGGTACATTCCAGGAGAAACACGCTCACCAGGTGCTTGCTCTTGTGGCATTTGCGGCATTTGATTGAAATTAAAACCAGGGTCTATTCTTCCAATGCCAGGCTGCATTTGTCCTGCAATAGATGCCATATCCTGCCCTTGGTATGAATTATTTCCGCGTAACTCCATTGTCCGCACTTGACCAGCTTCGGGGGCTTGATACGGTTCACCCTGCATACCCGCAGGCATTTGCGGCATTTGTGGCATTTGTTGCTGTGGTTGTGTTGGTTGTCCAGGATTCCAGCGCACGTTTTGACCTTGCGCGTTTCTATAAATTCCAGGAGATACGCGCTGTCCAGGGGGTTGCTGCAGTGCTGAAACTAATTTTTCATTTTTTGGCATAACTATCCTTTTGTCTTTTGTTCTAAGCTTTGTCTGAAGTTTTGTTTTTGTGGTTGTCCAAGTACTTGATTTTTAATTTCTAACGCTTTTTGTGGATCCGTGATAATTACTTCACCTTTTTTTGAATCATATAGGCCAGCATCAATTATTTTCTGAGTAACTGCTTTTTGTTGGTTAAAATTTAGCTTTGCCCATTCAGGTCCGAAAGTTTTCAAATTCCCATAAACGCCAGTCAAATCGTTAGATTCTAGTCCGCCAGCTTTGTAAGCTTCCCAGCTTGCATATTTACCAGCAAATGGTTTTGATTTATCAGGAGGCGGCGCGTTGTATTGCTGTCTCATTCCAGAAACATAGTTTTGCCATTGAGCATCGTCTTTGCCCATTTTCATTAATTGCTTAGTATGTTTTTTGGCAACGTCTCGTGTGCTTTCATGCTTTAAAAGAGATGCGACAACAGGCGCTGCGACCATTGCAGCCCAACCATAAGGGCCAAGCCCTACGCCTAGAGCATTTAATCCAAGTCCCATACTTGCACCACCAAGCGCAGATTGAAGCTCATTTCCTGTGGTAACACCTTTATAGGTATTATAGCCACCAAGACCAAGACCAAGAGCGCCGCCCGCATAATTTGCCGCTGTAAGTCCTTCAACTGGAGCCTGTCCCGCTACTCTTGTCGCGCTTAAAATCTCACCAGGTGGTACAGTACCTGCCGTTGTTCCTGCTGTTGTTCCCGCGGTTGTTCCCGCTCCTGTAACCGCCGTATTTGTTGCCGCTTCTGTTGCAGGATTCATCCATTGGTCAAACTTATTTATCCCGTACCGAGCACCAACCAAGCCGCCAACCATACCGCCGACTTGCGCTAGTCCTTGCCCTTGCGCTGATTTCGCTTCTTGCTTTTTTATATCTTCAGGAGATTGCAAGCCATTCGGATATGCAATTTTAAATGCTTGGTCTCGCGGCATACCTTGTGCTACGAGCTCCTGATATTTCATTGATTGTGCCCAGGTCATATCCAAGTTCCAAAAACAGCCCGACCAGTTCGAGCAAATAAAAGATTGTCCCTGTTGAGTCCAGCAACCAAAATTTTACCAGGATTTGCGCGGGTAAAATCTTCATTCAATTGTGTTTCGTATCGTGGTGCAACAGGTATTCCATGAAGTTCTGCGAATCGCTCAAGTACGCCTTGTTCTAATGTTTTCTCGTTCAAAACAGTTACATCAGTATCCGCTAGAAAATCCTCATAGGCGCCGTTATAGTATGCCCAGGTCACCCCTCCGTCAGAAACGCTTCCAGAGGTATGAGTTGGTGCAGTTCCTCCTGTGGTTCCTCCAGAAACAGTGAAATAATAATTACCATCATAAAAAGTATAAGTATTAGCCGCATAAACCACCCCCGTTGCCCATTCCTTAGGCCTTACGCTTCGTGCTGCGATGTACTCAAAAATTATAATGTCGCCTGATTCTGTAGGCGTTGGAGAAATAAGCAGTTGATTGCTTGAAATGCCTCGAATTTGATAACGCTGATAGATAGTCGGATTTAGTCCAAATCCTTGTATTTCTGCGTATTCTTGTTCGGACATTGGTCCCAGTACGCGCCACCGCGTTGATTGGTTCCAGAAAGAGTCATATTGCTGAAAAGAAAAGGCAGCGGGTAGAGCATATGAGGCTTGCCCTGCGACTAGGGTAATCGATCCCGCTGCGAAAAATTTAGGCCAGGGAAATGCATCGGACATTTCACGGCTCACGCGATTTGTCATCGCATAAAGTTGTTTAGTAGTCGTCTCGCTTGAGCCGACTACTACCGAATCAACAGTGTAACCTGCTTCATTCGCGACGTTTTGTATTACGCTTGCTAATGTCATCGCCTGTTAGCCTTGTTCCTTCGTTTGCTTCAATTCGTTGTAAAAGTAACTCAACTTGTTCTTCAAGTTTGTCAGCTCTTTTTGTTGCTCTTTCGAGTTGCTCTTTTAGATTCATCACGTCCGTCTGAGTGGAGCCTGCAGCGCCGATCCATTCTTTCGCTTTTTTTACATAAGACCAATTTGGGCCAAGCTTTGCTCTGAGAGAGTCGTTTGCTTCTGATAGTTGCTCGACTGTTCGAAATCCTAAATAGTTTAGTTCTCTTGTAACTGCGCCAGGAATTACTGCCCATTGCGTAAGCGGCGTTCCAGCTCCTTCGTATGGTGTATGGCCAGCCATAAAAGCAGCATACATTTCAGGAAATTCTTTTTTATCTTGCTCTTCAATTCTTCGGACAGTCTCGTCCATTCCAGGCCATTGAATAGAAATAGATGGAACATCTCGAAATACCGCGCGCCCTTGTTTTTCGGATTCATTGCGGTCTTCTATTTCGAGCATAAACATTTTTACATTTGCGCCTGCAAATCTTTTCTTAGGTCCCGTTCCGTTTTGTAAACTATTCCAGTCTATTTGTACCATCTTTTCCCCTATGTATATATAAGCAGTTATTTGCTTATATATACATTATAGCCTATTGACAAAATTGCCAATAGTAGATTATGCCTCGACTACATCGCCACGAGCGATTTAAACTTCTTTTGCAGGTACTAGAATCTCTTCTAGTCTGCCTCTTATAGCTTGCACTGCAGAAACATAATTTGCGACAAATTGCGGGATAAGCTTTTGAGCGTCTTCTAGTTCTTGTGCTGTAAGTGGTTCGATATTCATTTATCCTCCTAATTAAACTGCTAGTGTATAACCGCCAACTGTTACTTTTGAGCTTCTTGCGTTAGCAAGGTTTAAAGTAAAAGTACCATTTGCTGCTGTTCTTCTTGGCTGTTGAAAAGTCATATGTACAGTGCTATTTGAACCAACTGTAGCACCTGCAAAAACAGTCGTACCATCAGAAAGCGTCATATTGTTATGCCCTGCACCATCTTGGTTTTCAAATGTAATCTCTGTAACGTACCAACGAACACCTGCACCAAAAGCAGAACCAAGGGTATTGTTCCCAAGAGTTGAAACAACCGCAGAAACAAAGAAGGTTCCTTCTTGTGGGCCTACTCCAAGAGTCACATAAGAACGGCCATATTGATCCATCGATGGCACGGACATTGCATTGTTTGCACTACCTCTTTGCGTTTCGGTCTTATCGTTTCTTGCGTGCATTATCATTGAGCCGTAAGTTGAAGCACCAAGAGACGTGTTGTTTATTTTTAAGAATAAGTCATTGGCTGAATCTGTGCTTACATCGTTCACCGCTGAAAGAGTTACGCGCAATGAGCCGTGAGAGTTTGAGGAAAGAGATTGATAATCACCCGTAGCACTTGCTGGAGTAACAACACCATCATTTCTTACTGATAAAATATTGAATCCAACATCGCCGCTCGTTGCTGGAGCATCTTCAGCAAATGAGCCTTTAGTGGCAACAGTCAAACCCCTATCTGCGTTAGCTGGAGTGCTTGTAGTAGAAACCAGCGCATTGCCAGTACCATCTAGGTTATTGACAAATGCGCGCCCTTTAATATCTACGGCGATTTTAGAATCCGCACCGTTTGCAGCAGCTTGGTCAGTTGCAGCGCTATCATTTCGAACAGCAGCAGCAGAGCCGCCACCGCCAGCACCAGAAACTAATAGTTTCCCAGTTGCATCAACCGCGACAGCAGGGGTCGTTTGACCGTCTGCTGTTAATAATACAGTGCCGCTTACGTTACGGATTCCTTTCATATTATGCCTCTTTTGCTATTACATAAGCGCCGAAATCGGTCGCTGATAAACGTACAATAATATTTCCAGCCGCTGCTGCAATTGTAACAGCCGCACCAAGTGTGCCGCCGTTAATTGCAACGCTTGCAGATGGTGGAAATAGGTTTAATGCGTTTGCGCCGTTATTTTGAACAAAACCAATTTGTCCGACAGGCCAGTTGGCTGAAAGCTTAACGCCTGTGCTTGCTGCCGCTGTGCTTACAACGTTTACAAAAGAAGTCAGTTGAAGAGCATCGCCGATAGCTGAACCAGCGGCGGTTAGGCCAGTCGATACGCTTCGAGTTGGTGCACTTGTTACTGAATCATTTGAAACAATACTTGCCAAAGAATCGGGCATCCCTAGCCCCATTAGATCTTCAAGAAATGGCATAAATATCCTTTTAAAAAAAGGGGGGCTTTATCCCCCCTCACTTAATTATTTAACGGTCAAGAAATTGCTTGAGTAAAGAACAACCGCACTACCTGAACCAGAGTCAGTTGTTAAACCAACAACGTTTTTGATAAGTGTTGTCGCTGCATCATCCGCAACGCCCGCTGTCGCAGTTGTATAAAGAAGCGCATTTGCAACGTATGACGCTGCAACCTTACCCTTAATAACACCGCCACCGCCAGCTGCACCACCGATCCAAGCGAATCCAAATTCATTTGCTGAAAGTGCTACTTGAACAACTCCAACAGTACCTTCACCAGTTCCTGCGTTTGTTGTTGTAAGCATTGCTACGCTACCGTTTTCGTCAATTGTAACGAAAGCATATTGGTCAATAGCTGATGCTGCTTTGATATAAACAAAGCTTCCAAGTCTGTTTGATGCAACATCGCCGAGTCTAAACTCGATGACTGCAGGGTCGAGACCGAAATCCTTCTTGTAGTTAACTCCAAAACTTCCTATTTGTGACATTTTATGTTCCTTTTCTAAATAAAGTTATTATGCACCAATGTAAACTTGAAGTGCAGGAGCTGAACAACAGAGATTCCCTTCAGTGATAATCACTGTGAAGAAAGCATCTTGGTCAACAGGTCGAGCCATTTCAGGTGCGAGAGGTTTAAAGTCTGCGCCACGAACCATATCAAAAGTCCAATATTTGCTATTGAGAAGTCTGATTGAGTTTGTTTCAAGTACTTGGCCACCGATACCGCCGTCAAATACGAAATCAACGCCGTCATAGTTCAATACGCGGAAACCTGCGCTTGCTTTTTTGGTTGGGAGTTGAATACGTTGAATTGCGGTTAGTGAGCTGTGTAGCAATTTCCATGCAGTACGGTCAGCCATTCCAAGGTCAGGGGCGTCAGTTCCGCGGGTTGCTTGAGAAATCGCATCAGTGATTTGCTCTTGGATATTTGCAGCCGTTAGAGTAACACCAGTGATTGCAATGTTTTGCGCCCATGAGTTACCAGAACGAGTGATTTTACCATAAGTACCAGCAGTTGGTGAGCTTGAAACAGCTTTTTTAAGGCCATCAAATTCAAGACCGCCAGAACCAGTTCCATCACCTTTGATTGAAGTATCAACAGTGTTTTTCAAACGAGAAACTGAAGCTTTCATCTTGCTCTCAACGAGGTCGAGGAGTTGCTCTTCGTCTCGGTTAGCACGACGATCACGTCCAGAAATTGATACAGGCTCATAAACTTGCTTGATAGCAAATTGGAAAGCTGTAAGGTCATCAATCGAATCAAGGTTAAAAGATGAGTAACCAGCATAAAAACCGCCAACTGCATCTTTGTTGTACATTACAGGCTTACGAAGCTCATACCCGCCAGAAATGCGGCGAACGTAGCCTTGATCCATTAGTACTGAAAGAAAAGGGTTATTGTTAAGCACTTCGTCTGCGATGTCTTCTGATTGCTCAAAAAGGGTCGCGACGACTGCTTCTTCTAAAGTTGCCATTTTATAGAATCCTCTAAAAAGTTAAATTTTTAGCGATATTCTACGGCTTATATCAGGCTGCGCCGTTTAACTTCAGACGTAAAATATCGCGTGTTGTTCCGTGTATTTTGGGAGAGCCAGAACCAGGGCTGCCAGTTATTGAGCGCCGAGCCATTTTTGCTTTTTGAGCGACTGCGGCTTTTTGTTCTATCCTTGGCTTTGCGTTCAGTTTTGAAACTAGATCGGAAAAAGCTGGATTTCCTGCAATAACCATTTGATAAGCTTTCTCAAGGATTTCCTGAGCTGGAGCCTGTGGGCTATTGCTTTTTAAGGCGGCTACTATTGGTGCCATTTCGGCTTCAACTTGTGAAGCTGTACCAGGGTCACGGAATAGCGGCTTGTCCTTCACAAACGATTGTACGGCGTCGTAGTTAGCTGATACAAGATGTTCCTGCTCTTTTTTTTGAAAATATTCGTCTATTTTTGATTGTGCCTGTTGTTGCGCCAGTGCTTCAGCTTCTTGGCGAGTCAAGTATTCAGGCTGCTTTGGTTGGTAATTATGCTGCAGCAAGTCTTGCGGATGGATTCCGTAGACAGACAGATATTCCCAGGCGGCTTGCATTGGGTCGTCTCTAAAAGCCTTATCCCATTCCAGCGCATTAGACAGCACCTCTTTTTCGCTCATGCCCTCAAAGGTCTCTTTGTATGGTTCAAAAGTTTGCCTAATCTCATTTACATAATTTTGGTGATTTTGAAGCTCTTGATATTGCCGTGATACCTCAGCGCGCATATCGTACGCCCTGCGAGACAAATACTGTTGTAGAACAGGGTTTTTGGTGAAAGCTTCGCGCTCCGCCTTGTTCATATCAGCAGGGGCAACAATTGGCTGAATCGCTTCGGCTTGCGGCTCTTCGACTATTTGTTCAGGTTCTTCAGCGATAGACTCATTTTTGTTTAGTGCCTGTTTTAAAGATTCGCGCAGCGTTGCGGGCTTTTCTTGTGGCTCTTCTTGTTGCTGAGGTACTTCAATCGGCTGCTCTTCTTGCGTCTCAACTTGTGTTTCTTCAATATTATCCATGATTTAATTTATACCTAAATTTTTCTGATAAATTCTTCAAAACCTGTTGTGAGCGTTCTTCTCTGATTTTTTCGGGTTTATAACCTTTATCATACGCCGTTCCAATCTCCTCGACTCCCGCTTCTTTATAACGCTGTCTTAGTTTTGACTTACTAGTGAAAATTTCTCGAGGATTTAGTGGATTTTTAGTAGGTGGCATCTCATCGTTGATAATGCATCTGGTAGACATATCATCAAAGTCAGCATCATTTAGCCCAGCTTTTTCGCCGAGCGTTCCAAATCTTGATGGCCATGGTTTTTCGTCAGTCATCGAATGCCAGTATAGTTATGATTAATTTTACGCGCTTTGTAACTTCATCAGAGTGCTTGCCCTTTTCGATCTTCCCTTTAAGCACTTTAATAAGTTTATTCTTATCCACTTCAGGCTCTAATACAATATCTTCTTGATGTCTAGCCTTTAAGATTCTTAAGGCCATTTCTTCTTCTAAGTCTTCAAGCTTTTTCTTCTTTCTATATGTATCTAGAATGTCGCTTCTATCATTATTAGAAACTAAGCCTCCAGGCAGTCCATACATCGCATGAAGATAATTTTGAAAAGCTCCCGCCATTAGTTTGAATTAATCCCAGTTATAGGTAACGCAGCTGCGTCAGTTGTTAAAGCCCTGGTTCCTAAAACTGTTGTATCATCTGATTTAGTCACCGTTAAAGTGGTTCCTGCAGGATTGCTCGATGTATTGTGTATTCCTTGCGCCACCATACCATAAGGTGATTTTAAAGATATTGCATCGCCGTAACTACTTCCCTCTATTCCACTAGTAGCCCTTCTCCATACTTGATCCGCAATGTCATTACCTCTTGCCACTACTGCGGTAGTAATATCATTTACTAATCCAGCGCTAATAAGTGGAGACTGATTTATGGTAGGTAATCCTCCACTCCATCCATATCCTGCACTAATCATCTGTGGTGGGTAATCAATATAAAGATTTCCTACGTTTGCTTGAATATATACCGTTATAGTTGCTGTTCCAGTTGTTGCTGAAATTCCTGTTACGCTAAAACTTTGCCACACGTTAGCTGCTAAACTTGGAACGTTTGTAGTTATTGCTTGTCCATCTGCTAAGACTAGTCTTATTTCAATCTTTGCTAATGCTGTTTGACTCCAAGCGCTGATAGATCTTAATGCAACTGAAGTTAAGAATGTTGCACTTGCAGTACATGGAATTTTATAAACAATGCTTACAGGTCGACAAGTAAATGCGGTACTTGATGCAAATTCAATCGAAGGTTGAGTAACTAGTTTATTTACAATAGTTGAGCCACTTGGTACTGGTGTTACTGACTCAGGAGAAGTAGCCGTTGTATATCCAGTTAATACGCCACCAGAGTTAGTGAGTATTCCTATATTAGTTGTAGCACTAGCTCCAGTAGGTGTTTGAAATCCTGCAATATAACCTTGCCCACTTAAATATGTAGGACTGTTTAAACTTCTTTGTATAGCAACTGCTTCTGATGTTAAAAACTTAGGTGTATCAAAATACATCTGTCCTTGAGAGTTTGAGGACGTGTAGTTTCTATTCCCATAAATACCACGTACTAGAATACTTCCTGATGACCCAACAATAGGAGCATCTATTCTATTCCAAATACAATCTTCTAAATAACAAGTAGTTGAAGATGCAACGCCACTTGTAATATGAAAAAACTCAGAACGGTAAACATAAGTACCACCAGCATTTACAATAGCTTGGTTAATACTCGCAAATATGCAGTTATAACAGTACCCACCTTGAGAAGTGAACATATCAATACCATTAATTGGGCTTGCATAAATAAAGCAATTAACATGTTTAGCGTTAAACAATCCACCACTTAATCTACAGCTTTCAAAAGTACAGTTAATAAACCTTATTTGCCCCCTCATGGCTTGAGCTGTTCCGGTGCTCATTCCTTGAAAATATACACCAACAAAAACTCTATCATTCGTTTGTGTGAATGAGTTTACGTTTCCGAATGAGCTTAGGAATGAACAATGCTTAAGAGTTAAAATTGGAGTTGCACTAGCAGCAAGGGTATATCCCCAATATTTACCACCAACTGCACCAAAGATTACATTGTTTGATGGTGCTACTACTTTTAATTCAGAAACAACTGTTGCTCCGTCTAGTAATTGATTCCTGATATGTCCAAAAGAAGCTGCTGCAAATCCTACTACATTAGCAGCATATGATGTTACAGTTTTTATCTCTGTTTGACCTGCACTATTTCCATTAGTAGTATTGCTCCCTATTAAAACAAAACGCTCACCAACTCTTAAATTAAGATTTTCAGTCAAAGTACAACTAACTGCTGCTGCTGCAATATCTGCCGTTACAGGTGACCAGCATTGAGTAGTATTATATACAATCCCTGTTTCAGGATCGGTAATTGTTATAAGTTTTCCTGACCAGTTTCTGTCGCCAACTGCTGAAATACCTGATGATGCGCTTGTATTTGTAGATGTTAAATTTGACTGTGATGTAGTTACAGTTGAGTTGAGAGGGTTAAAAAGAAGCTGAGCAACTATCGGGCTAGGAATAATATCAGCGTCAGTACCGTAATCGATAAAGCCGTTATTAGTTATAACCGTATCACTAAGTGCGTTACCAACAGTAAGTATATTGCTTGCTACTCGTGATGCTTTAAGTATGCCGCCTGTATTTATTGTTAAAGTTCTACAAGTTAACCCTGTAGTATCCACTGTAATAGTAGCAGTTCCAACAATAGTGACATCATCAAGAGCCCCTACAGTAGGAACGACACCACCAACCCAAGAAGCTGGGTCACTGTAGTTTCCTCCTGCTGCTGTTGATGAGATAGCCGCCATTAGATATTAATTGTTATTGGTAATTGTTGGCGCACTGCAAGAACTATTTGAACTGCTAGTTGTTGCTTCTCTTGATCTGGTTCTATTGCATTTAATTGCTGTGCAAAATTTGCTATTTCAGTCTGCGCTTGTGTTTGTAACAAATTAATCTTTTGCGCTATTTCAGCAATTGAATAGAACTTTGCAATGTCCGAAAGTGTGTAATCAACACCGTTTACTTTTAATATTAGGTCTATCATTCTACCTCATCAATTAAGTCTTCCAAGTTTGCACCAACCAGCCCGCCTTTATCATCCATATTAAATTTAACAACCTTTTTACTTGGCTTAGGAGACGGCATTTGAATTGTAATATTTGGAGCTTGCGGCTTTTCTGTGGCAATTTCTTTTTTAAGCATTTCCATGCGCTGCATAGCTGAATCAGCCGCAAGTCTGCGCTCTTCCATAAGGGCTTCTGTAATGCGTTGCTGATTTTCCTGCTCTTTCATCTTGTTCTGCTGTAGCTGAAGCATTTGGTCAACGCGGGCGATTTCTCGCTTGAGTTCCTGCTCTGATTGCTTGTAGCCAGCATCAGCCATGACTTTCTGCATGTCAATTTTGATTGCTTCGCCTTTGAGTGCCAAATCTTGCTGTTTGAGTCCGAGCTCTTGCCCTGCCAACCATTGCTTGAATTCAATGTCTGCAGCTTCGCGCATAGCTTTTGCTTGAGCGTCTTGCATTTCAACATAAGCGCGCTGTTGTGTGTTTTGCATTTCCATCTCAGCCAGCATTTGCTTGAGCTGCGCATCTTGCTGTGCAATTTGTAACCGTGTTTGAGATTCCATGACTTTCGGGTCAGGTGGTTGCTGTGATGCTGCTTCGGCGCGTTGCTGTAGAATCCCAGAAATATCTGCCAGTGCTTTTTGGAAAATTCCGTCAAGCTCTTTGCCGCCTTTGTAGAATTTCATGGTGTAGCTTTGGAGCTGCATACAAAAACCAAGTAACGGTGGGTATTTTTCAACCAGTGAGTCCATTTGCTGGAAGAACGAGCCAGCGGTTTGCATGAGCTCTGCAGCGTCTTGGCGTTCTTGTCTTTCATCAAGTGCCACAAGTGAATCGCTAGTTACTGCAATGCGGTAGCAGCGCTCATCATCGTCTTGTAATACGCGGATGATTTCCTGCTTGATTGGCTCAGGGTCAGGCATTTGCTCGGATAATAGCGGTGCAATGAGATTATCGGCATCAGCAACGGTTAAAATATGCTGCGGGTCAAATTTTTCAGCGATAACTGTTCCCAGCTTTTGCATACCCTTGGAGATGAATTCAGCAAATTGATTTTGTCGTACAATTAAGCCAAGAGACGACCAAGCGTTTTCAAGTCTGTTTGCGGTAGCTGTTTTTGTAGGGTCTGAAACACCACGAAGCAGGTCGCTAGCCTTTGTCACCTCATAGAGTTGATTCTCTGCTTCTTTTCGTGCCTCGATTAGTACTTGCAGCGCGCTTATATACTCGTTAATTTGCATCATCTCAACGCCGTTTGACAAGCCGCCGCGCGTTTTATACGAAGGCCAGTTTGTAACGGGTATCATCTTCAAATCGCCAGAGAGTAGCCCTTCAATCTGTGGGCCTAAAGAGGCATCATAAAGACCGTTTGAGCGGATTGCCTGAGTCACTGAAGCGATTCGAGTCGTGAGGCGCTCGACCTCAAGAATCATATCTTTACAGTGAACAAAGTCAGAAACTGGAATAGTGGAATCGGGGTCAACTGAAGTATTGATAACAGAACACGGATAAAAATCCTCGAATTCAATCGGCGCTTCGCCTTCTTCGATAATTGTTTTATCACCGCGCTTTTGTACCCAGTAAACCTTTTTTGAAGCTTTACACCATACCTCGTGGAGTTCCGCTTTGCCGTCTATTTTGTCGGGGCTTCGCAGTTGGCTCTTTCGTACTGTTTCAGGAAAAGAATCGTACTTTAAGCGTTTAGCAACATCAGCACCAAATATTTCTGTTGCTTCTTCGCGTGAAAGAAAAGCGCGACGTGAACGCCATTCTATTTCTGATTCATTGCGCCCGTCAGATGTGAAATAGTCGTTGAACTGCACAACCTCGAGGATTGCTTTTTCATCGTCTTTATCTTCGTAGATTTGACGAACAATTCCGCCGTACTCTGTTTCGGTGAATTGTTGCTCTTCATCTAGTTCGAACGGCTCACCATTTTGGTCAACAAGCATCCCAGTGTTGGGGTCTCTAATGACTGCAAAATCTTCTTCTTTTTCCTCAATGTTTGCTTCGTATCGAGCCCAGAGAACGCCACGCCCTGTGAGTAGATATGAAAGTGCTGCGTTATAACCGACAAGTGGAAAATCAAAATGCTCATCGATGCAGTATTGAACGTTTCTTTCGAGAATCGTTGCCGCTAGTTGATACTGCAAGCCACCTACTTTTTTTCGTAGAGATGCTTCAACCTTTGGAGTGCTTGAGTAGTACGCGGGCAGGATTGTGTTTACGAGATACCACCAAACGTTCTTCTTGCGGATAACATCGTTAAAATTTGAGAGATTCAAATCACCGCGGTAGATATTGATTGATTCTTTTGCGGATTCGCGGAATTTGCGGTGACGCTCTTCAGATTGTGTAAGCTGGTCGCACCAGTAGCGAGCATCGTATTTCTTGCGCTTCGAGGCCTGTTCTAATTTAAGGTTTTTCATTTTTTATAATCTTGCCCGTCTTGCTTCGGCCCTTACCTGTTGAACATATTGTTGCACTTTTAGCAATCCTTTTTGAATAGGTTCGTCTGCTTTTTTATACGTTGATTCGAGAAGTCGCTCTTTGCATAGATATCGAAGAGCATCCGCACCGTGGTCTTCGCCAGTAGTATCAACGTCTTCGGGTCTTTTTGGACATACCTGAAGAGCGGGGAGCGTGTCCAGTAGATAATTGCAAGTAGAGAAGAAGAAGATCATATTTTCTTGTAAACGCTGTCTTATTTGAGACCAGCCAGAAAGGCGGTCGTTATCCCCGCGCTGGAATATAGGGACACGGTGCTTTATAAGTCCAGGCTTTATTTGGTCGTGAATAGAAGGGCCGCCCTCGTTGCTAAAGATTGACGGGTCAGCAACCGCTCGAGATATTGTTTCACCGCTGCAGCGTTGGCCAATGTTTTCGCCGATTGTAACATTATCTTGGCCTTTAGCCATAAGTTCGCGGTATATAACGATTGAGTTTTTGGGGTAGGGTACTTCTTTGCCGCTGTCGTCTTTGCCTGAGGAGATTGCACCCCAAACGGCGCAGTAAGGAGAGCGAAACCCCCAGTCAAACGCAAGATAACGCTGCCAGTGCTGAGGTATTGGAAAAGGTGCAACGATGTGTTTCTGTCCGAATTCAGGAAAGTACGAGCCTGCGTGTATTTCAAAATCGCCTTCGAGCCAAGCGCGCACGAGTTCGGCACTTCCTACCATGTGTAAGCGCTGAATATACTGCGGATCTTTCGCCAGTAGTATTTGATTGTCTGTGATACGAGATGGAATATAGACATATGGGATATTATCGCCAGTATCTAGTTTCCATTCAAGCCGCTTCATCCCAAGAGGCGCGGGCTTAACGAATTTCTCGCGCAGCCAGTAGTGCCCAGCTCCGCCAGGGTTGAAGGTGAGGATGAGCTGTATCGGCTGGTCAATTGCGCCGCCTCTTAAAGCACCGAAAAGCTTCCAAATGGGTGCAGGGTCAGGATAGTTTCCCGCTTCTTCAACTGCAGCGTCTGAGAGGTTTTGCCCCTGATATTTGGCGGCGTCAGCATCGTTGTATAGCGGCCTAAAGCGTAAACGTCCGCCGTCAGGAAAGGTAAATTGCCTCTTTTGCGCCTGAAAGGTTGCGCCGAGTGGAACGTATAACTGCATGGCGCGCTCAATAAGGTCATCGGCCTGCGGCATTTCACGGCGAAAGAACACTGCGTTGAAGTTTTGTTTGTAGAGTTTTTGCTTTAAACCAAACATACCCAGAACGCCGTCGGTTTTTCCTCCACCTCTTGCACCGCCAAACCCTATCAATGGGTAGGGGCAAGTGATTAGAGCCTCCTGAGGACCAGCCTGCGGTGCCCAGACAACGCTAGTTTTCTTCTTTGGTGTCATCGTGGTCGATTGTATAGGTTTTTTCCCAATCTAGAGCAGAGAGCGGCCTAGCACTGAAAACGAACTGTGCGGCTTGGATGGGGTCTAGGCTGTGTTCGATGGATTCCTTAGCCTTGCCGATACCTCGGTCGAGAATTGCCTGAGCCGCCTTAAATCGTAGGTCCTCCTCTTCGGCTGAGCGCATGAGTCGAACCAGGGTTTCGAATGCCTCCATAGAACGCTCAAGAAAGGCCTTTTTTACCTCTTCGGGAATTTTCGGTTGCCCATTAGGGTTACCCGTTTGTCCTTTCTTAAAAACCATCCTCGTCGATTGTAAGCGTATTGTAGAGTGAAAGAGTAAAAAGCAAGCAGATACAACTTGATTCTGCCTGCCAAAAACTAAATGAACATACCCAAAAGAGCATAAAAAGCCAACTTACACAAGAAGATTTTAAAAAAAACCCTAAATAAAACACTGTTACATGAAAAAATAAGAAAATATATAAATTAATACATCACTTTCTTATACTTTTGGACTCCTAAGTACCTCTTCTTACTTATTATTATAATAATATATATTATTATATATATATAGAGAGGGGAAAGGGCGCGCCGAGCACAAAAAAAGACACCACGAGGGGTGTCTCATATATTTTTATATTTTTATAATAACTAGGAAAATCAACCAGTTAAGCGTTCAATAATTAAGAATCAAGGGTAATAATATACTTTTTACCTCAACCGCTGATACTGAGTGCGCTTTTTGTGGCTACCAGGAAGCTGCACCACTTGCTGCTCAAATTGGTCTGTATCAACTAGCTCGCGCAGTACTTCAGCGCGTAGGGTAGGGTTGGCGGGGAATTTT